ATCGACAGCATTGATGATTACATGGTTATTTTGGGTGGTAAGGTTTCCAGCGAGAGTGAGAGTCCTGGCGGCATCGACAGCATTGATGATTACATGGTTATTTTGGGTGGTAAGGTTTCCAGCTAGGTCGATTGTCCTGGCTCCATCGTTGACTGTAAATGTCAAGCCACGGCTTGCGCTTAGGTCTTCACTGGTCGTTAAAGTTAGAACATGGTCGCCCCCGGCATCCAGGATGGTGAGGCCCGTAGCGTTTTTTGCCTTTACAGTGTCCACACTGAAAGCTGTATGGGCATCTGTCCCCAATGTCCCATCGGTGATGTTCTCCAGGATATCCTTGATAAGTAGGAAGTTTTCCTCGATGTCCGGGATGTCATTACTTACTTGATTAGTTAATGCCGGGATTGATGCGTTCCATGTGGTTGTCATGATTTACTCCTAAGTGTAAAAATCCGGGGCTTTCTGCTTTGTTGGTCTTGCTGTCGATTGGTAATGGATGTCCATGTAATGCGCGAATGTATCCTGGTTTAATGTGTCATTCGCCGAACCGGGATCGCGGAACATCCGAACCAGGATTAACCCATCAACTTGAATAGTGGCTCTATCGAAGTGTGTTGAGTCACCACCGTCATTGGTGAACGCGACTTCCGCAATCATATGGCCGTATTGAGTTGTGCTGCCTTGTTGCGTTATGCTTTGAGATATTTCAGCGACAAATGGATCAGCGGTTCCTCCCGCCGTACCATGTCCGTCTGCGTAGCTGATATCAAATTGCCATTCAGATACACCGGGAACTCCCGCTGCGCCACCCGTGTCAACAGTTATTTGCGACCAGTGTACATGGATGCATAAATCAGTCCCCGGAACATAGTCATGGGGCATATGAAATTCAACAAAAGCCTCATGGTTATGATTGTTTGGTGCAAGCGTCCCGAAGCGATAGGCGTAGATGTTCCCACGGTAAGCCACATAATCGGGTTGGGCGGCGGCACCACCTCCAGCAGCAGGACGGGTTTTAATATCCCCCAAAAGGTCATGCCAACCGAAAGTTGGAGCCAGTGGATCAACTTTGATCCCTTCACCTGATGTCTTGGACAGGATGAGATTGTCTTTAATGTACAGGCTCCCGGCAAAAACCGGATTCTTCAGAAACTCGTAAAGATCGTCGCACCACTTTTTAAGCTCACTCAGGGTGGTGTTCTCCGGTGGTGGCTGTAAGTTCATTAGTAAACCCCTTGGGGGTGATACTTGAAGGTGATTCCGTTCACACTGAATTTCTCGTTTACCAGATTCGTCCCCCATTTGATCTGATGAAGGCGGGCGTTTCTGTCACACTTGATAAAGGGAGCTGAAGGGCTGTCACATGATAGGCTTGTCTGTGCCGTCCAATTAGCACTCATGATCTCACCAAGAGTTTCACCTGATCTGAGCCAGATGTCTATACTGAACCCACCCACTTCAGCCAGATCGAACCATATTTCAAACACCCGGTCCTTTCTCTCGCTGTCTCCCAGGTCGAGAACAGGCTCTATTCTGTAGCCGTCTATGTCAGCCCCGGAGATTCCCTCGGACTCATGATAGTAAATATGTCCGTCGGTCCCGGCATAGGTGAGATACTGTGTCTCGCTGGCATAGTAGGCCCACGGGTTAAGTCCTGCGGCGGTCCATGCAGCAGATCCTCCTAATTGCGCATCTAAATTGTTCCATGTGACTCTATTATAGAGGTTCCATGCGGCCACAAATCTTTGAGCCTTATCCTCGAACGACCACTGTTTTGTCATGGTATTCCACAAAAACAGCTTATCTGGCGTTCCAGAACCGGCAGACGGGACAGTCCAGCACACTTGCCTTGTTATTGGAAGGTACGTTCCAACGATGTAAACGTAAATGGATGTGTTTATGCTGGCTATATCCTCCTCGATCTCATCGGAAATAGGTAGCAAGTCGGGACCACCCGCGTACTGGCAAAACCCGTAATTCTTATTGAAAAGGTAATGGACATTCCCCAGGTTCACGATTGAATTGTGCGATACAGCTCCTTGCTTCGGGTTTACAGTGTACACCCTAAATGGAAGTGCGTAGTCCGGAAAGTAGACTAACTGGTTTATAGAGTCTTCGCAATAAATGTAAGCCTTATCGTATCCCATCCGGTGGGCACCTGTAATAGGGTCCACGTTCGGAACATAGAGTTGATTTGCGGCTGGGAACTCAACATCGCCTGTTAAATCCGGAAGATCTGCCGTATAGCGTATATCTATGCTCCCGTTGGTCTGGTCACTGTAAAGGCCCACTATGCGCCTTTGGAAATTAAGGAGATACCTGAATGTATACTCTGTGTACCCGGAGCCTCCGGTAGGATCTATCAGCTTGGTTACATAATCGGCCCCGTTTACCCATTTGTAGGGCGTTGTTTCGCCCCTGTCTGCGAATACGATGTACGACCCGGCCTTTATCATGGAGTAAAGGTCAATGAGGTCGGTGGCGAACGTGACGACGCTCAGAGCGCCATTGACATCTGCTGATCCGGTGGCCGAGGTGATGGTGTTGTTGTTCCCGAAATTACCTGAAATGGTGTGTATGGTGATTGTTCCCGCCGCGTCATTTCCTCCCCACGTTCCGCTTGTAACCGTCACGGTCAGACATACCGCCGTAGCGTCTGTGGTCCCGTCCGTAATGGTTTCTCCGGCTGAGATCTCCGACGTACCGGCATCGAAGTTGAGCACGGCCTCGTATGGCTTCGCGTTGCTGTCGAATACAAAGAACCGGCCTGCATCGAACATGATGTGATCCCGGTTTGTTCCATCATACAATTCAAACATGCCGACGCAATTCGTGTTCTTGGAATTTGCCGCCCCTGACCACTGGACACTCCCGTAGGCTTTTGAAGCGGCCCTTTTATCCCTGGTAAGATCGAAATTGATGCCGCCTACGTCATGAGTCTGGACAACCGTTCCCTCTTCGTTTAAGAACCGGAATAAGGTAGGGTCATCGTGAGGAACATCCGTTTTCCTCCCAAGGGTCGGGATTATCTTGAATTTTCGCGCTTCCGTCATATTACGATACCCAATCGTAAGGATCTGAATCCATCCGGCTGTAATGATCTTTATGGGCCGGCAGGATCTGGATTTCTTCGTCAGCTTGGCTTTCGTCGTGGGCTATCAACTGAGCTATCCAACTCTCATATTGCTGTGCCGCCGATAGAGCTTTTTTTGAGATCTCCATCCCCGGTAATGCAATGTGTAGCTCTTTTAACACTCCAGCTACTATAGCTTGAAAGCCCATATTGTCAGGCTGAAAAACATGGACTGCATCATCGTCCGCAAAGTTCCCGTGATACTGGTAGTACCATGCTCTCGCGGTAATGGCCTCATCGGCCTGGACGTTGAAGTGAAATCGGTTTTTGAATCTTGTATAAAAATATGGCTTCCCGTCCGAGTTCCCGGCCCACTCGACATATCCGAAGCGGTCTATAAATTTCTGAGGGGGGAGCCAATCTATATCGGCGTGTTCCCCTGTGGAAGACTTGATCCACTGAAGGCGGAAGATCTCTTTAAGGCTGGTAAAGGAGAAATCCGACTCATCGAGATAATACACATCTGCCGCTATTGCTGCTGTAGCGGGGGCATTCGCCGCAAGATAGGAGAAGTTGTGCCTTCCGCTTATCTCCTCCACCACAATATCGCACAGGTTATCCGTTAGCGTATTGTGGGATGTGAGATCCGCGTTTGGGAGGTACTCGTAAAGCTGTGAGAGAATGTTAGCCCTTGTCTTGTTTGGCATCGGTTTCAGTCTCCCTTATTCTTTCAAGGTCAACGCTTAAAGGATCGAGAAGCGTCTTGATCTCGTCGAGTTTAACCATAACTTCTTCTAGCACTGGCTTTACCTTCAGTTGTGATTGTTGGAGGAGATCCAGGAGTTTAGGTTGCGGTTCCCATTTCTCGGCATAATGGTTCCATTCGGCGTTGGTCCATTTCCTGCCATTCTGAATGAGGTGCTTGTTTCCTGGATCCGTCACTTCAGTTACAGGGGCCTTATGGTCAAATTCAATTTTTTTGCTTTTGGTAGCGGCCTTCTTTGGTGAGGGCATAAACTTCCTCCATTTTATTTAAAACATCTTCTTGCTTATGATTGGTGCAGGCGGGCATCGGGAAATCTTTGTCATCGTCTAATTGACACTTATCCCGCCATACGTCCTTGTATTTATGCAGTAAATGACACGGGCTGCATGACACGGGCGCTTGGATCGAATAGTCGTTGATCCAGTGTTTGGTCAGTTGATCCGCGCCCGAATGAGTGCGAAGGCAGATCTTGGGGACATCGAACGCCGAAGACGCTATCAAAATCCCTGTCTCCGGGCCCACAACCAAATCGGACGATCCGGCAAGGAGCATGGCCTCACGAAAGGGCATCTCCCATAACATGGTATTGATGCACCGTGGGTGCTGGAAAGTCAAGAGCTTGGAGGTGTGATCCCCTACCGTGACAAGCATGGCGTCCTTGTGCTTGCTGAGGAACGTCGTCATCGTCTGCTCGAAATACCGATATATTTTGTGGATCGCGGACCCGGTAAGCGCCCATGTAATGATGAACATTCCCTTGTGTTTATTCCTGAGACTTTTAGCCTTATTCCTTTCTGCTTTGCTGAAGTAGATTTCCGGAAGGACTGAGTTCCCGTTAGGGGTATAGCCTGCCTTTTCTAAGTGGTAATCGAAATAGTTCCGCCCGTTGACGTACTCTCTCCGCTCCCTTAGTGTTTTACTGTAAAGGGGTTGATGGTAGGCGAAGAGGAGTTCGTTCTCCATAGAGCCCGTGAGGTTCACCACCTTGTCGTACCCCTCGGATTGTTTTTCCCATTCGGCATCCAACTCTTCTCCGATCGGTATGTCTGAATTGTGCATTACAAACTCGCTTATCCTGGGGTTGTTCTTTAGGACCATAGCGCCTTTTTCATTGGTGTAGAACGTGATTTCATAGCCGTCATTGTCGAGGTAGGGGAGGACGCACGACGCCATAATTGCGTCCCCGAACGCCCCGTGTCTTATTACGATAGCTTTCACTGATGCATCCCAAGGCTTTTCCAGCACCGATCTTGAAAGGTTTGAGCTTTAGAGCTTAATGCTTCGATGCCTACAGCCTTCTTATCCTCGCAAAGATTGGATGTACTGTTTGTGCTTCTCTTTAATTGGTTCGCCTGCATCTTCCGAAAACATTTGCTTGGCCTTTTTCCCAATGTACCCGCCATGATGTCTCCTTCCGTAATCCCCTGCCGTTACGCATTTCATTTCCATAACCGTCAACGCGATAGCATCGCTTATAGCCATCATTACCGTACTGCTGGCTGTTGGCGTCAACCCTAGAGGGCAGGGTTCTTTTATTATCCCCATGTCGATAACCGTATCAACCATTGATCTCATTTTAGAGTCCGCGTGGGATGTCATTCCGATGGTCCGCTTCAGGAGATATAAGGCCCCGGCCATTTCTATTAGTTCCAGGACTTCCCGCGTCTTCCCGCTGGTAGAGAAAACAAATAAGATATCCCCTTCCCCTATCACTCCGAGGTCCCCATGCGCTGCTTCCCCTGGATGAATAAACACCGCTGGAGTTTTAGTGGAAGACAGCGTAGACGCGAATTTTCGTGCCACATGACCGGCCTTCCCCATTCCTGTCGTTATTACCTTCCCTGAACAACAAAACAGGGCCGTGGCTGCACTTTGGAATGCGTCCGTGACCTTGACCCTCGATATTGCCTTGGCTTCAGCCTGGAGGATCTCAGCCATCCTCTTAGATGTGTCCATTATTCGTAAGCCACACAGATTCTACACGGGGTATCCAAAAGGGATTTCTCTCCATGCTCTATAGAATCTATGTGAGCCCTCCTTAAATGTTGAAACTCGGCTGAGTTCCATTGACTCATAAAGTTTTTGCCGTCCAGTTTGCCCATATCGAACCTTTTGTCCGATCCGAAGCAACACGCGGACAGTCCACCGTCAACCCTGACGTGTCCCTCGGTGAATACGGCCCAACACGGTAATGGGTCCCGGTTTGCTTCCCCGGTCTTATCCTCTATTCGCCCGGAGTTCCCTTGTGTTGGCGACAGGTTTTTAATCGCGGAATTAGGCATCCCCATTTGATAGACCGGCAACCAGTAATGCTTGTCGACCCACGGGGCTATCTTGTCCCCCAAAAACACTTCCATTTCTTCCCCGCTTATACCGTCACCGACGATAGAGCTTGCAGATAGAAGCGTCTTGAACCCTCGATGTTCCCTGATCTCGTAAGCCCTTTGGATATTAAAGAGTGCATTCTTGAAAAACATCCAAGGGGAGCCGGTTACTTTCGTGAACTGCTCCCCCGATCCGAAGTTCGCCGACCATTTCAAGGAGTCCAGCCCGGCCTCCATAACTCTCTCCACTATGCCTGGATTTGCCTTTGTAGCGTTAGAGGTGAGGAACACCCACTCGAAACCCAACCCTTTGCACCATTCGATACATTCGACGAGAAGATCCGGGGCGAGGAAGGATTCCCCCAGGTAGAACAACCCGATCTCTTCGACTCCGGAGTCTTTCATGTCGGTGGTTATCTTCCTAAAGAACTCGAAGTCCATATCTTCCGTAGGCTGGTTCTTCCTGGTGTGTAACGCACAATACGAACACCTGAGATTACATCGTCCGGTGATTTCGATCTTTACACTCTTTGGCGCATCTTGAGCGCCACCGGCCTCGATCCTGTCTTCCCCTATCTTCGTTACCGCGTCAACCTTCTGGAGTATATCCACTGTCAATCACTTCCTCCTTTAATAATAGAGTCCACGCCAACGATGTAGGGCGTTGTCTCGTCTGTTATTTGGGTGGCCTCTATTCCTGGCATATACCGCTTGAAGCTCAACGGGACATACTTGGAGAAGGGTCTGTGACCCACTGATACAAAATATACGTTCATCTCGGATTCCGTGCCTGCATGACACAGGTGAAATTGGAATTAGTTCCTTGTGTCTCACCGATATAGAACCGCTTCTTGAGTTTCGGCCTCCACCATTCGTGATCCTCTACGATCAAGTGGCAGTTCTGGCCGTCCGAGTAAGTCTTCTTGGCTGGCCGGGTAGCAATGGAAATATAACAAGCCTTCTTGGTAACTCTTTCGAGATCATCCAGGACGTTTTCGAGGCACTCCGGCTCGATATGCTCCAGTACGTCGGTACACACGACGATATCCGCTGGTTCCGGCCTGAGATCCAGCCCCTCTATACATGGATCGTAATTGTTCAGGGTAAGCCCTGTAACGGGAGGGAAAACCTTCTCTAGCGTTCTTTTACCGCACCCGTAATCCAACATAGTGATAGGCCCGAACTTACTGATTAACTGCCCTGCCAGCACAGCCACGTTGCCGGCATGGCAATGGCCGGAAGAACCGAATAGCCCGTATTCCCTGGGGTCCTTCAGGGCTTCCCGGTCTGCTTTTGCATGAAGGTCCGAGTTCATCCCCTTTTGATAGTCCGTAATCATGAGGTCATGTTTAGGACGATGGGTTTCGTCATCCAAGGCATTGATATGGCTGGTAAGAGAATCGCCGTGGATCACGAATTTAATCCATTCGAGTCGGTGTTTCCATTTGATAAATTGCTGAGCCTGGGACGCGAAGACGGGGGATGTCATAAAAGTGCGCCCATCGTCGGCCTTCGCTTCAAGGATGTTTTCAGCTCGTTTCTTATCGTATGAATAATAGATCGGGGCCCCGGTTTCGTCTTCCTCGAAATAGCATGAATCGAACCCGTAAAATTCGAGGGTCATATACCCCATGATATCGGCAAGAGACATAGCTCTTAATCCGGCCATCGTTCCACCAAAAAGGTAAGTTACTTCCCGGTAAGGGAATAGGGCCTTGATGACCTCCACATCTGATGGCTCTCCCGTACCGCACACGCTGAAGACTCTTGTAACGTCGTACCCTTCAAGGGCCTTGTAGACAGCGTTATCACAGGAGATCCCCAGGAGATATTTGACCTTTTCGTGGGGGGTTTTGATGTCATCGACCTTTTCCGGTTTCGGGTCTATGATGAATTGGTAGTCGGGGATGATTCCGTTTTCGATAAGCCAGTCGTGTGTTTTATTGGAGCAAACGATGGAGTATCGGTCATTCAAGCTTTTCATGCTTATTTCGTCGAGGTAGTCTTTAGCCGAGGGGCCTCCACACACCATGACCATAATCCTGTCATGGTCCTTGCATACATCGAGATTGGGAAGATCAAGAAGGCAGTTGTCCCGCACGTTCTTTATGTATTGCTCGTCCGATACGGGGAGTCCTGAACTTGTACTCTGCGGTGCCGGGTTCCAATCACTGATTGCGCTCACGTATTCCATGATTCTCCAGTTCGTGCAATGTACGTTTCACAATAAAAGGGGGCAAGGGCTTTTTCCCTTACCCCCTTGGGTTAAAGATTAACTGCAACCGTTAACGTGGCCTACTCTGAGAGAAGGATGTACTCCCACATTACATCAAACTTCCCTTTCTCTACGCTGTCAAATTGCAATGAAATATAGTTCCCCGAAGAGACAAGGGTATTAAGGGAAGTCATAGTGATAGTCAAGGACATATCGCCCACCACGGAAAAGGACGTAACGGTTTTCGCGCCGATGGTCGTGGCTCCCGCCCTCATAACCTGGACACTGAAGGAGGTCAGGGCCGAAGGAAGCGACGTACAATGGACGGTTACGTGTGTCACCTTGCATTTGTTCCGTGTTCTGAACCTTGCAAAGTCGGTCAAGCTGGCGGATGGTGCTTGGACCTGTGCCATATGGGCTTGACGGCTGATCGTAAAGTTCGGATGGTCATATCTATCTGTTGCCATTATTTATCACCTCCTTTCTTATGCGCTATCGAATTTGATAATATTATCGTCGGGGTCCGCGAAGTGAAAAATCTTGTACCCCAGGATTGCGTACCATGCCAGCCCTTTAGACCGTCCAAAGTCCGTTTCCAGTTTCGGTCTGATCTCCGGGGCTACCGCGACGCCCTCGCAAATCGGATACTCGCCGAACATGTATGCCTCGCCATACGATGAACCGTTGCCAATGGCGTTGCTTATAGCATGGTTGGTTCTGGCAAAACGGCACTCGTAGAACTTCCCGAACTCTCCGGACGCCGGGAACTTCGTGTACTGCAACATGGATTCCATATCGTCGTACACTCCGCGCTTTGCATTGGTAGAGCAAAGAGCCATGTAATTCCCGTCATTGTCGTATGGAGTGTTCTTGAGCGTCTGGAACATGTAATCTACCATTTGCTTGACATGGTATTTATTAAAGGCGCTGGTTGCGGTTGCCGTTGCGGTCCCGTCCGTGGTAAACGCTCCCCCTCCGGTAGCGGTGCCGACGTATCGCCTTTTGGCTGCGTCGAACTGCGCTTCACAGAGGGTGTCGATCACCTTTGCGAGATCGTTTTTAAGGGTTGTAACGGGTCCTTCCCTGTGTTCGATCTGATCCAGGTCTTCGTATTTTCGGGTCCAGGGAATGCTATTGCCGTACTCGTACAGAGTAGCAGTCGCCTGATACAACCGATAACCCCTGGAAGGGATGGTGTCCGTTTCAGTGAGTTGCCCGCCCTGCGTGTCCACGTCCCCGTACTTATCGAACAGGAATGTTTCACCGGCGTTGCGGCCCCACTCTTCCCTCAACTTCGCGAACTGCCGGAATTTAGCTTCCGGCTGAAATTGAGCCTGAACCTCCTCGGTCAGTAACGGGGAGTACAAAAACGCCCCTTGCGTGGAGGTTGCCCATAATTGGCCTGCCATAAAAGATCACTCTCCTTTCATATTTGCACAGGCTATAGTCTCGGGTTCTTGATTTTCCTCTGAGTCTCTCTTTGGAGATTCACGAAAGAAGACTTCGCGTTAAACGGAGTGTCATCATCGGAAGATTTACTTTTTCCGCCAGAATCCGATTTACCCCCTTCCGGGATAGCCTGCTCGTCTATTTTAGTTCGCTTCTCTGTCGCTTTCACTTTACCTTTCACCTCCGCCTTGCCTACTAAGGTATTGATTTTCTTTGCCGCTTTGGCAAGGATTTGGGTTGGGTTGGATTGGGGCCTACCGTGTTGCTTCACCTCTGCGTTCACTACGGCTCTAGCTTGTAGATCCAGCATCTCCCCCATGTCCGGGTCCGAAAAAGCAGGATTCTTGGCTATGAAGGTGTTCCGTTCCATCTGGTAGGTTATCCCCTGGGCAAAGCCCTGGAGTGCCTTCTTCGTAACAAAGTCACTGTTACCCCGATTGGTTCCGTCGTTAGGTGCAGTCATAAACGGTTTATTATTACCTCCTTGCGTAGTGTCTATTAAGCCCTCTATCTCGGCAAGGTCTATGCCTGCGTCCGTGAACTTCTGCAATCTGGCTTGCAATGCTTTTCTGTCGGCGCTTTCTTTCTGCAATGCCCTTGTCGCGTCCCCATGCCTTGCTTTCCAATCCGTATCGTCCGTTACATCAGTGCCGTCGTCATCGTCGCCGTCGTCGTCATCCGAGGCGTCGAGATCCAGGGTGTCGTCCGTATCGTCCGGGGGGTTGGAATCATCGGTTGAAGTGGAGTCTGCGATATTCTCTTCACCGATGGCGAACCGGAGTGCCTGGGATTCGTCAGGGTTGTCTCCAGGATCGTCCAAGTTGATCTTTTCTTCTGCCATATTGTATTACATTACCTCCCTTTCATTGAGATATCGTCGATTCTTTCCGGATCTCTATCATCGTCCGAGGGAATCGAGTCACTATCAGAGGTTGCAACGTCCGCCATGTCTTGGAGCCACAACCGAAATTCCTTTAGGACCTTGTACGACTCGACTATGCCGTATCTCCGCCACGGATCTAATTCCGAACACATGTAAGTGTCCAGGTTTACCAGTTTAGCCCCTATCTCCGGGGCGATAACTTCAGTCCATACGGGAGATTCGAGGAACTCGGCTACGAGTGTTTCGCGTGATTTTGGTTCTTCATCCATTATTTGTTCATCGCCTCGACTACTCTTAGCATCTGGTCAGCTTTCTTTTCTTCTGCGTCCTGCTGAATTTTAGCCATTTTGGGCTTATTCGTCGCCTCTATCTTTGCAAACTCGAACTGCATCTGCTGTTGCTGTTGCTGTTGGGCTAACTGGAGCTGCTGCTGCTGCTGTTGCTGTCGCCGCTGCTGTCGCCGCTGCTGCTCCTGTTTTACCTCTTCATCCGTCCTGGTAAGGTCTTCGGGCTTATTCCATGCGTAAGCCTCGTTCCATCGTTTAAAGACTTCCGGCCACTTGACATAGAGTTGAGCGTCCTCCGGCATGGCGTTGATGCCCTTCACGTAGGCACCCATCTTGTTCAATTTTTCTTCCCTCTCGAAATAGATGGAAATGCCTTTCCCCACAAAATCAAGCTCCGTGACGATAATGGCCCTTCTCTGAGTCTCGGTCAGCCCGGCCAACTCGACTCCATCGTCCTTGAAGATCTGGACGATTTCAGGGTTGTCCTCAAAGTCCGTGAGGTACTGTATAACGAGATCCCTTGCCCGATCTATACAAAGGTTCAGAAATGACCGCTCGATGTCAAGGGCGATGCTCTGGAAGTCCCCCAGTACGTCAAACCGACGGCCTTGATACTCACCGAGTGTGGTATCCCCTCTTTGTTGAGCCCCTCCGGATACAAATTGAGTTACGCCGTGTTCCTCTTCGTGGAATTGTTTCAGCTCTCCAAGCATGGACATTGCTTTCTCTGGAGGTACTCCCATTTCGTGGAACTTGAAGGCTTGCCCCTGGTATCCTGTTCTCTTCGCTACGAGCTTACCGGGAGTAAGCTCCATCAACTGAGATTTGCCTTTAGCCGTGAAGGCTTGTTCGTCCACCTCCCGCACTCCGAGCAACTGCCACATCTGATTGTCCAACTGGAGGTTGACGAAGTCTATGATAGCGTCCTCGATGCCCCTTACATCTTCAGTGAGCCCTTTACCTATGTGCCGGAATAGGACATTGAGGGGCGATCCCCAAACATAGGGGCTTTTTTCGTGCCAGTACGGGTTTTCCCGTGGTTTCAGGAATAAGTGTTTATCGTTTACTACTGTGAATTGGCAATGCTCCATCACCACTTGATTGTCTTTGTTCTGGAGTGGACCCCAAAAGTGGGAGAGCTTCACCTGCTTGCGGTAGCTGTTGGTGTGTTCAAGTAGCCCCAGGCGTTTAATCCTTTTCTCTTCCTCTTCGTCCCGGCCCTCTGTGCTTATCTCCGCGTAGTCCGTGTCAAGAATCTTCTTTAGGGTGGGTTTGTGATAGAGCTTCCCGTCCGCTTTTTCAGCCATAGCCCGTAGCTCTGCCAGGGTAATCCATTCATGCTCTACCTGAATGGACCCGTCACGGGTGAAATCAAAGTTGAAAGGGTTTATCGCCTTAACCTTCAGCTTTAGCTTCTTCCTGTCAACTCTCTCGCCTGCTGTGGCATCTATGGAAAAATGTTCTTTCTCTTCTCCCACCCAAAACTTCAGGATCATCATTGCCATTGTGAAGCCGCTCTCCAGGGCCTCCGCAAAGCCGTCTATAAACTTGGCTGCGGTTAAGTGAGCCTTCACTACTCGTTTGGTGACATTGTTCAGCTTGACTCTCTCAGGATCGCTTATGGCCGGTGTATCAAAATCGAAATACTCTGAAGAAGACAGAAGGACCCTCTTAATCAGCCGTGTGGCCTTCTTGATCTTGGGCTTGGAAATAGGGGTGTAGGTCTTGAACTGCCAATCTTTCTTTTTGGAGAAATCCTTGCGGCACATGTACTGTTCCCAACACTCCTGCCAGATCTGCTTGATATGCTTGGTTTCTTCGTAGCATTCCGAGGTCGTAGCGTTGAAGTAGGACACTACCTCTTCATCATTCATCATTTTGGGTTTTCGTGATGCCATTTCAGCTCCAGAAATCCTTTGCCGCGGCTTTCGCCTCTTTGTGGTCCTTGGCCCCGTCTTTACCGAATATAAAAGGGGCCGTAAATTTGTTTACCTCCAGGAATCTTTGAGTCCTGGGGTCCTCCATATCTACCGCCTCACGGAGTCCAACCGCCTCGCTATCGAACCGTAGCTCCCTGTTCTCAGCCCCGCACCTCGAACAACCCATAACCCAGGCTATCCGATGCTTATCCGGATCGTCATAAAAGGTGTGCATCTTGTATTCCCAATGGTGCTTCGGGCAATTTGACGGGCCATACCTAAACCCTGACTGCTCGTATCGTGCATTACATTTAGGGCAAGTGAAGAACCACACCATGAGGTCGTCTTTTTCCGCCCACCCTGAAGGCTGGAGCTTCGTACCGCACTCGCACAACATCATTGTTCACCCTCCCCTTGGTCATCCTGGTCCTGATCCTCTTCAATGAGGTTGATTTCGTCCTGGGTTAGAATATCGTTCTCGATGTCCACCTTGCCACCACTCTTCGTATTGCTCACGACTGCCACCTGGAGGCCGTAGTCTCCCGTGTCTCTATCCTGAGTTACATCCACAGCATGAAGGGTGAACTGCATGGGGTATCCACAGAGGGCGTCAATCTCTGCCTGTCTGTCAAGGGCCGACTGTTTCTTGGTTTCACGATCTATTACCCTGAGTCGAGCTACAATAAGGTCTTTTCCCCCGACTGTGTAGAGAGGATCCTCCAGGGCATCCGTTTCGAGTTGGGCCGTGGTTTTCAGTTTATATTTTATTCGTTTTCTAGGCATGTTGTATCCTATGAATTTACCGATGCGTGATGAGCTATGCGATCGGCTGCAAGGGCTGTGGAGAATATTTCTATGATGGAAAAGCGTCCCGCGAGATATGAGCCTGGAGTTGATAATGCCCCGATGGTGAATAATTCAGGGGAATCATGAATGGATGCAGGGATACCACCGCCTCCGGTTGTTGAGGCTACTGCTGCGCCGTTGACGTAGATAACAACTGTAGTTGCGTTGTAAACGAATGCTATGTGTGTCCATGAGGTTTGCCCATTTGGAAAAACAGCAGCATCGGTGTCCTCGTTCTCACTGTTTCCGCCACCGTCCGACGAAAACTGTGCGCGTAATGTCCCATCTGTTTGCACCATGAAGGCTAATTTTCTTAGCCCAGCCGCAGATTCGTGTTGGGCAAGAACAACATTGTTAGCTGCGGGTGTTCCATCATCTAAGCGAACCCACCCACTAACCGTCATGGCCGTGCTTATAGCATGGAAGTCACTCCTGACAACATTGAAACTGGTCACATCGTTAGGATCAAAGCCGGATTCTTGCTGCGTCCAGGATTGGGTCGACCCGCCCTTGGCCGACATTATGAGGACGCCGTCTGCGCCGACTGCGGTGACTTCTTTCAATGTAAGGTTGTCTATATAAACTACATTAGACGCCCCTAAAGAATCTAACTGGAGATAGTGTGCTGCCGCCGATGTAGCCACAAAATAAAAATTGTACGTTGTTTTTGAGCCTGTTAAGTTGGAGGAATACAATTTTACTCCCCCCGTATCAACCTCTAAGCGAACACCGGCAGAGCCTCCAGAATAATAGGCGTCTACGGATAACTTATAATGCCTAGATACTGTTAGGTCGCTAGATAAATCGTTTATATCTCGAAGGAAATTATATGCGCCCCCCTCGTGGTTAACATAGGTAATCTGTAGCTCATTACCTACATTGGCGATAGTGTTTGTCCCCTGGACTGCCCACGAATAGGTCCCACTCGTAAACACGGCGGCGGCGGCATCCCATAGCTCACTCCCCAACGCTTCCGCCGAGTCCGCAACGTCAATATACCCGTGCGCTTTTTTACCGGCACTATCGGCAATTACCAGAACATAAGCATTGGCAGCATCGGCAAAGGCGGCTGCAAGATCAACACTGGCTACACGAAAGCGAGCATTCCCGGCGTTGAACGCCGCCCCGGCATTAGTCGGCCAAAAACTTGCCCCTGTTTCGTCATCCTCCACCAGTTGAGCCAGGTAATCGTTCGTCCCGTCAAAATCCAGGGCAGGATAACCTTTAGGGCCTACATTGAATATCACCTTGGGCTGGTTGGCGTCCGTGGTTTGCTCGACGGTGAGGCTATTCCCGGCTTGATCGTACATCCGAACGACAAAGATGTCTTCAATCTGTTGGACTACATCCCCGCCGGTAGTTTCTGCAGCCCCGTAACTGGACGTATCATTTATGCTGAAATTATCGGCGTCATCCTCGACAGTGACGACCTGGTAGGTGTTGTTCAACTCGGTCATCTCGGTACAGCCTGTGATGAAGACCGTATCGCCTACAGATAGCCCATGAGAGGTGGAGCTTACTACCCCAGGATTAGCTTTTGTGATCCCCGTCACAGTTTTGGCAGTTTGGGCAGCGCTGGTCCATGCGGCTCCGGCGGTCAACTGGTATTCATGGGTCTTGGACCGGAAATCGTAGATATCCACCTCATCGGTCTGGATGGTTCTCCGGAACTTACCAACAAACGCCGCGCCGCTGTCCAGGTGTCTATGTGTATCGTACACCGCAAGGGGGGAGTCGGTTTGTATCAGGCCTATTGCAGCCCCGGAGTTACTTAATCTGGCTGTTGCGTTGGTTCCCATGCGTTAGGATTTCCTATCGCCGGTAATCACATAGCAAACACCGCCGTCCATAGTTGTCACGGTGAGTCCGTTGGCCCAAAATGGTTTTGGGAGTGGCGGAGCGAGATCGTCACCGGCGAACTTAGCTCTTTTACCGACTATCCGTTGACCGTTTTTATCGGATAAGAGAAAATCGTCATCCGTTGCGATATCCTTGCCTGCCGCCTGATCGCTCACCCACAGAATCGCTATAACCTCTATGATATCCGTGGTGATAACCTGTCCAGCCGTGTCCGTGTACATATAAGCCGATGTGTTTTGAACTGCCATTGGTTAGGACCTCTTTTCAATGATAGGTGTTACAAAGCGCCCCCGCCTCTTCTTGAGAGGAAGGAACGAACTGTCTTTGCCTGAATCCTTCTATCGCCGGGCCCTGGTCAAAAGACGAAGGGGCCTCTTTCCCTGCGATCATCAAATAATTAAAAGTGTGCCTGTAATGATCGGGCCCGCTGAGTTTCACATATTCATGCGATTTGGAACCCGTTTCGGGGTCTTCATCGCGTTTCTTTACGATATTGGTGCAATGTATCGCGAACGCCTCCGTTTCGCTGCTCTGACGGGGTAGGAGGAGCCTCTGCTGCGATATGGCATCGTGGGAATCGTCCAAACTCTCCGTCCGGTTGGTATTCACCTCGAAATTATTGTAATCCCACTTCGTGGCACCCTTCAAATGGTAATCGTACCGATGGAGATACACGTTACCGGGGAAGGCGTCCGCGAACTTCCTGGCGTTCCTCGTTTCAGGCTGGCCGTCACACACACACCGCCATACGCTAAAAACATCCATCAACCTGTAAAGGTCTTCCCATTCCTTCATAACTCCCATGTGGATAACCCTGATAGTCTTATCGTCCGGGTTCTTCTTTCCGATCATATAGTGGAGGTGCTTCCCCTGGTCGACACCCATAAAAGCGGTGCCCTCATTATCGGCCCCATCCATCATATAAGGATCACAGAGGGCTAAGATCTGCTGTTTACTCAATCTGTCTTGAATCTCGATGTAACCCATCCCTAATTTGCTATTATAAAACTCCTGCCGTTCTAAAACGGAAAGGTCGTCCAGATTGTTGAAAGTCTCGAGTATTTCCCTCGGTTCTATGTAATGAGAGCATAGCTGCGAGATATAATATCCGGTCATCTCCCTGTTCTTGTAATGTTCAATCCACTGACCGTTACTCGGATTAATCTCCCCCCCGCATTTCTTACACGCCCTTATCACCCGTCCCTTGTCCATCTTCAAACACTTCGGGAACTCCAGTTCCATACAGGTGTGTTCGCCGCAAGCCTCGCAATAGATGTACCAATGTTTTTGGGAGCTTTTCTTGAACTCGGCCTCAACGCCGTAATCGGGGAGTAAGGGAGTACCAAGGATGTCAACATGTTTGTACTCGCTATGGGAGATTCGCTCTCGGGCAAGAGCGATAGGATCAAACTTGACAGCCTTGTCGGAGGATGTACTCCCTTTTCCGGGCCGCATTTCATCATATTCATCATAGATCAGTTTATCTACCGGGATACTTTTCAGCGCAGTCCTTGTCCTCGTTCCTCTCAGGTAAAGAAAGGACTGCCCAACCTTCTTCAAGTTGCTTCTGTCCGTGTCCTTTACCCACTGACCCACGGAGCCCTTGTTATCATCCAATACTCGCCCGAACCTCGTATCCGAAAAGTCCGTCACATCATCCTTAGTAGGAAACATATAAAGAACGCCCTTCGGATAGATGTTCTTGCATCCAAAGATCGCCGAAAGCATCTCGTAGGTAGAGAACCCTAATTGCGCCCCCTTCTTGAAAACCTTCTTAGGGCTCATATCAAAATAAATATCTATCAGGTACTCATGGTTCTTGAACGTGAACTTAATACCATCCACTATGATCTCATTCTTGAGAGCCCAATACGGCAGAATATACTTCTGCCCCAGCCTCTCCACCTCCAACCGCTGCTCCATTGAGAGGTTCTTTAGAAGGTCTTTGTATTCTTTATTCGCCATTAACGACGACCCTCGCGTGGACATTTACATGGATAGGAAATCTTTTGGCAGTTATATCATTGGGCATCAAAGGCCAAATTCGCGAATTAGGTCTCTTAGAGACGAAGTTACAAATTGGATAGTTGCCGCTATTTCGGTTCCAGCACCGTAAATTGACCGCCACCCGACCAGCTAAATTTGTCCGTTACGCCCCCAGGATCTAGACCTTTGGTAACGAGTTCGAGTCTTGGCTGTGTAAACGCATAAAAAGTTTTCGGTTCTTGTTCTACTGTCAACCATCTGCGACCCATCTTTTGCGCTACAGAAGCAGTTGTGTCCGACCCCCCATAAATGTCAATAACAAGGTCACCTGGATCCGTTGAAATGTAGAGAACTCGGGAAGTCAGTTTCACTCCTAGTGCGTTCAGTGCTTCGGAAGCAGCTCCATAGACAAGGATTGATTCGCCTTGATCTACCAGAGTAGCAAGACCACAGGTCTTATCGTCCGGTTGGTCGAACGGTAGCGTTACTACTTTATTCGCCATCTTCCTCTCCTTGGTGATGTCTGTCTTCCAGTACCGCCATCTTCATCTGTTCAAGGTGCCACACCATCTCAGCGTTCGTGCAACTACCACCTTGCCAGTATTCGTAACTCGTTCCATCGTACAATACAACAATGGCTTGTACTTTGCCAAAGTCCGTATCGATAGCCTTCTGTAAAGCCTCATCCGGAGAGAGTTGGATCTTCTTGCTCTTATCACTCAGTTTGACCAGTTTCATCTATTCCCCTTCCTCCAACACAGCCACAGGCTTAGGGAGATTCTTAGCGCCACTGATACCCTCTTTAAGCACCTCCGCCACAGCTCCCAATTTATCAAACAGCTCCTTGGTAATATAACCCACCTCTTTCTCTATCCCAGGCATACTGATCTCAACCTTCTTCGTTATCTCCTTCATCCCGGACCTCTCTTCCATACCGTACACCTGTTTATGAAGGTCCTCCAAATTGTCCTCTTGGAACAACTGCATAAGCAAATGTCCATCCATTCTCCGCCTCACAGCCGCTATCTTAATATCAAATTCCTTCTGAAGCGTTAAATCATTCCTAAAGTTCGGGTTCTTCAGTAAAGTATAAATACCATCTAAATCACCACCCAATAAAGTCTTGGCATCTATGTACGCCGCCATATCATCTTGGATAGCCCGGTTCGTCGTTACAAACTCTTGAACCTTCCTCGAATGAGGAATATCCTCTCCCGTATGATGATTACGCGGCATTATCCTCTAACCTCTTTACCTTCTCTTCCAATACCTGTATCCTCTTAACAAGGTCCGAAAGAACCCTATTGTGGTTATCCAACGTCCTTAAAAAATAACCACCCACTTTAGCGTAATCCGTGATACCTATCTCCGCTCTACCCAATACATCCCCCTCTTTATCTAAAACGGTACTGCCCGTTCTTTTAACCATCTACCTTCTTACCTCCCCTCTTAACTCGATACCACGTAATTCCCTCATTACCCGCATCCAAGTACCCCTTCGGTATAACAACAGAATGAAACTTCATATCTTTAACGCAATAACCATACACCATTATATCCTCTTTAGGGAAAACCCCCTCTTCTCTCCCCCCCAACGACGGAGTAGCTAATAAGAAAAGAACACTAGCTACTAATATGGCAGCTCTAATCACTACTTCAACTCTCCCCTCTTAACCACTACTCCACAAACACTACACTCTAAACCGATTATGTTATCCAATGACATTATTATGTCCCTCAAGATGACTACGAACTCATCACCATCACACTCCGGACACCTACACGTGTACTCCTGTGCCCTCTCCATAAGTACCCTACCAGGAGAAATAACACTACTACCACCTACCAACGGTTTAGAAAGTGCAGCACTTCCAAGCAAACCCTCATCTCGCTTTAACCCCGTATCACCCATTAAAACCCTCTCCTTTAGCTACAACTAACTAAAACCAACTACTTAGTGTTTTAAAAAAAAAAAAAAATAAAAATACCCACTAAAATACCCACTTTTCGCTTTGCTAGCGACCTAATAACAAAATAACCGCGCTAGTAGCGAGCTATCCTTGAGCTAGTGGAGCTAATATGAGATCTTTGGGTGTGGGAGGGCATCGTATTTGGAGGGGGTAGCTCGGAAAATCCGTTCCGAGGGGTCCCCACCGGGCTCTCTATGGGGATTTTTCCCCGCGGATTCCCTGTTAAGCCCATGATATAACT